GGAGCTACATCTGATGATGGTTATGAAGATCAATCAAAAGATATGGGAGCTACATCTGACGATGGTTATGAAATTTTTACAGATGATGAAGGTAGAAAACGTATTACTCAAGATCAATATAATCAAGCTAAGTTAGAATTTTTAAGGTCAGAAGGAAAAATCCCTGAAGGGACAACAAACCTAGCTTTACAAGAGGGTGGACCAAGAAATGCAAGTTTAAACATAAAAGCTAGAGAATATGTTAAAAATAAATATGGAACCGCAGACACACTTTCTTTAAACTCAAAAATTGGTTACGAACAAATGGGAGGTGGTGGAGACTTTTCACAAATTACGTCATTACCTGAAACTTCAAATTTTGCACAACAGATTTCAAATAAAAAAGATCCAAAAGAAATTTTAAGAACAGCAAATGAATTTGCAACCAAACATGGTAAAACTTTAACAGCCGCATCTTACTTATTAGATGCCGCAGTACCTGGATCAGGTAATATAATTAGAACAGCTCTAACATTAAACAAAGGTTATAATATGTATAAAGGAGCAACCGATGAAGCAGTGGGTGATACTTTAAATAATGTACAAGGTATTACAGAAAATATAGATTTAAGAGAAGAAAATAAAACAGGTGGCAGAGTTGGTTTTAAATATGGAAGTGATCGTTATGGACAATCTAAAAAAATTAAAAGTGCTATGAATGTAGATTATAATGATCCATTTAACAAATTAATGGGTAATGATTCAGGTAGATTTATAAAATCTACTTCAAGTTTAACAAGGTATGCTAAAAATTTAAGCAAATTAAAAAACAGTAAGCAAGCGAAAGCTGCACTAAGAAAAAGTCTTTTAGTTGAAAATGAAAAAGCTAGAAAAGAAGCTTTAAAAAGATTATCTCTATTACAGAGAATGTATGCTGGTGGTAAGAAAAGTGTATAAGCCAAGTCCAAGTCATCAGAAATTCCTAGACATTCTTACAGAGCAGAATCGTAAAAATTTTAAATTTGGTACTGTACCAGGAGCAGGAAACTCAAAAATAAATTACGATCCTGACACAAATACTTATAGAAAAAGAGTTCAAGAAACTATTGATGGTAAAAAAATAAATAAATACATTTATTCAGAACCAGGTCAAGCTTTAGAAAATTTTAAAAAAATAAAACCTGTAAGATCAACAGGAGCTGAAGATGCAACTGTGAAAGCAAGACAGTATATTGATAGTTGGACTAAAAATTGGTTTGATAATAATTTAAAAAATTATGAGGTACGAGATTTTGAAGTGATGTTAAATGATTTATCAAACGACTGGGATAAAGTAGTAGAATCAGGAAATGTTCCTAAAGGAAAAGGATCTTTTAATTTATCAACATCAAAATTAAAACTGCCTAATATAACAAGTGGAAGAGATGTAAAAATGAAAAGAGGTGGTATTCAACCATTTAATTATAATGATGTAACTTTTTATGCAAACTTAGAAGGTTCTAAGGACCAGTTAAGTAAAACCTTATCTCAATACAAAAAAGTATTTTACAAAAATAAAATTGAAACAAATCCACAATTAAGATCTGGACTAAATAATTTTTTTGAATTTATGTCCAGAGATAAAAGAGGTGAGTATAGAAAACTAGATGGAAAAACTATCAAAGAATATATGAAGACAGTAGATGACGACGTCAAATTTTTATTGGACCCAGAAGTCTCTGGTTTGAGTCGAGATTCTAAAAATAGGGTATTTAATGCTTACGATGACCTTGCAGATAATTATAATAAATTTACAGAAGATAAAGTTAGATTAAAAGCAGTTCAAGCAGAAACAGAAGCTATAGCTAAGGCAGGAAAAAAGACTGCTACTCAATATAAAAAAGTTAAAGCAGATATTGCAAAACAAAATGATGTTCTTGCTAAAATGTCTGTTAAAGATATTGCGAATAATAAAGAACTTTTGAATAGTGTAAGATTATCTATTAATCCAAAAACAGGAGAGGTTAGTTATACCAACTATACTATAAACGATCCCAAAGGAAAACTTCCACTAACAGATTTAGAACTAGCTGAAAAAATAAAACAAAAAGCTAAAGATAAAAATTTTTATGTGACTGAACATATTGGTAAGAAATCACTTAATAAAGCAAATCTTGCATATCCAAATAACATTCAGTCTGCTAATTATATGAGTAATGCCCAACTAGAAAACGCTAGAAGATTTTTAATAAATCCAGAAAATAGAAACACTCCTGCTGCACAAAATTTAGATAAGACGTTAGAAGATTTAAGATTAACTATTAGAGGCCCAGAGTATGGAAGTAAACCAATCGGTAATAAAATAGATATTATTTTTGATCAAAAAACAAATCGATCAAGTATTGTTGATAATCAATTAATAAAAGGTTCATCAGAAATAAACGAGTTATTAAAAATAGACGGTGTTAAAAGAACAAGTGAAATAGACAGACCTAAATCCGCAAGTGAAAGAGACATGTTTAAAAAAGCATCTGATCGATTTAAAAATAGCCAAAGAGGCTCTATTGATGTAGAACTTTTAGAAGATATTGCAAAAGGTGCAAAAAAAGCAACTGATGTAACTTTAAAAACAGTTAAACCTATAGCAAAAGGTCTACCTTTTAGTGCAGTGTTTGAACTTCCTTTCATACCTGGATATCAAGAAGAAGGTTACAATCCAAAAGAAATCGCTACACAAATGTTAACAGGTGGTATGGGAATTCCTTTTAAAGACATACAGGAAAAAGCAAGATATGTAAGAGAAAGAGGATTAGGATCAGCATTAACAGATGCCTTTAATAAAAAAATGGCTTTACAAAACATTAGACCATCTAGAGGTTTATCTGAAGATTTTGGAAAAGAACCAGAAATGAGTAGAGATGAAAAACTAGCTTTAAAACTTTACTATGATAATGCTCAAGATATAATAAATTCTAGAAGAAAAATACAGGCCGATAAATATAAAAGACTTGAAGAAATGACAGATTTTGATGATGAAATGTTTAGAGATGGAGCTATGAATGGTGGTATAATGAAGTTATTAAAAAATGAATAAATACCCTAAAGTACACTTACTACCCCCTAAATCTGGACCTCAACCACAAGGGTTGAATTTAAAATATAACAATGTTAAAACAGTTCGATTGGAGAAAATAAATGGCAGAAATAGACAAAGCGCTACCAAACGTAGATGAGACTATAGAAGTAGTTCAAGATGAAATGGTTCAAGAAATATCTGAACCAGAAAACACAGAGTTTCCTACAGAGGCGTCTGAAGTAATTGAAAACGAAGACGGATCAGTAGATATTAATTACGGTGATGAACAAAACTTACCACCCCCAACAGATCACAACGCAAACTTAGCAGACTATTTAGACGATACTGAATCTGGTAAATTAAGCGCTGAACTAATTGAAAACTATAAAGATTATAAAACATCAAGAAAAGATTGGGAACACACATACACAACTGGACTTGATTTATTAGGATTTAAATATGAAAAAAAATCAGAACCGTTTCAAGGTGCCTCGGGCGCGACTCACCCGGTTTTGGCTGAAGCTGTTACACAGTTTCAGGCTCTCGCTTATAAAGAGTTACTCCCGGCTACTGGACCAGTAAGAACACAAATCTTAGGTATCAATACTCCGGAAAAAGTTCAACAAGCGAACCGTGTAAAAGAATTTATGAATTTTCAAATCATGGATCAAATGAGGGAATATGAACCTGAGTTTGATTCTATGTTATTTCATCTTCCACTAGCTGGATCAACTTTTAAAAAAGTTTACTATGATGATTTATTAGGACGAGCTGTTTCTAAGTTTGTCCCTGCTGACGATTTAGTGGTTCCATATTCTGCTACCTCATTAGAAGATGCGGAATCCATCGTTCACGTAATTAAAATCACAGAAAATGATTTGAGAAAGCAACAGGTTATGGGTTTCTACAAAGATGTAGAAATACCTCTACCTGGTCAAGGTAAACAAAGCGAAATTGAAAAAAAAGAACATGAATTAGAAGGTGTAAAGAAAACAGGAAGAAACGAAGACTTACACACTCTTTTAGAATTCCATGTTGATTTAGATTTAGATGGTTTTGAGGATGTTGGACAAGACGGTGAGCCAACAGGAATTAAACTACCTTATGTTATAACTATTGATGAAGACTCACAAGAAATTCTATCTATTAGAAGAAACTACATACAAAATGATCCATTAAAAAAGAAAATAAATTATTTTGTACACTTTAAATTTTTACCAGGACTAGGTTTTTACGGTTTTGGTTTAATTCATATGATCGGCGGATTATCAAGAACAGCAACAGCTACCTTAAGATCTCTTTTGGATGCAGGAACATTATCAAACTTACCTGCAGGATTTAAACAAAGAGGAATTAGAATTAGAGATGATGCACAGTCAATCCAACCAGGAGAATTTAGAGATGTAGATGCGCCAGGCGGAAGTATAAGAGATGCTTTTATGATGCTTCCATACAAAGAGCCTTCACAAACTCTACTACAGCTTATGGGTGTCGTAGTTAGTGCAGGACAAAGATTTGCTTCAATAGCAGACCTGCAAGTAGGAGATGGGAATCAGCAAGCCGCGGTGGGTACGACAGTTGCGTTGCTTGAAAGAGGAAGCAGAACAATGTCTGCGATTCACAAAAGAATTTACTCTGCATTAAAAGAAGAATTTAAATTACTTTCAGGAGTATTTAAAACATATCTACCCCAAGAATATCCTTACGACGTTGTCGGTGGTCAAAGAACTGTTAAACAGATGGACTTTGACGATAGGATAGATATATTGCCAGTTGCTGACCCAAATATTTTCTCACAATCACAGCGAATATCTTTAGCGCAAACTGAGTTACAGCTGGCAATGTCCAATCCTCAGATTCACAACACATATAATGTTTATAGAAACATGTATGAAGCGTTAGGTGTAAAAGATGTAGATTCAATATTAGTACGTCCTCAACCACCGGCTCCAAAAGACCCGGCACTAGAACACATTGATGCAATGGGACAAAAACCTTTTCAAGCTTTCCCTGGTCAAGACCATAGAGCACACATAACAGCTCATATGAACTTTATGTCTACAAACATTGCTAGAAATAATCCAATGATTATGGCAAGTTTAGAAAAAAATATTTTTGAACACATTTCATTAATGGCTCAAGAACAAGTTGAGATGGAAATGGCACAAGAAATACAACAGGTGAATCAAATACAACAACAAGCTCAACAAAATCCACAGATGGCACAAAACCCACAGATGCAACAACAGTTAAAACAGTTCTCTGATAAGTTTGAAGCAAGAAAAGCTGTGCTAATTGCTGAAATGACAGAAGAGTTTATGAAGGAAGAAAAAGAAATTACTTCTCAATTTGATAATGATCCTCTTGCTAAGTTAAAAGCTAGAGAATTAGACCTAAGAGCCGCTGAAAATCAAAGAAGAAAAGAATATGACTCTAAAAGAATTGAATTAGATCGTATGAGAGCGGTTATGAACCAACAAAACCAAGACAATAAGTTAGAACAGAACGAAGAATTGGCTGAAATGAGAGCTGAGACATCTATTGAGAAAACTTTATTGCAAAATGCACTTAAAAAAGATACATAATAGTTAAAATAGGAGACTTATGATCAAAACCCAATCTAAAAAAGTAGATTTTAAAAAATTTACAAACAAAGACGGTCTTTTGAAGGGCGGAATACCTGTTGAGATGTCAAAACCAAATGAATCTCAAACTGACAGAGTACAAGGCCAAAGAAGAATGTTAAAAAACAAAAGATCAACTGTAACTTGGTACTAACATGTGGTTATCGGCGATTAAATTAGCCGTTTCTGCTGGAAGTAAAATTTATGCTAACAAGCAGAAGGCAAAAGTTGCAATGTCTGACGCACAACTGTTACATGCAGAGCGTCAAGCTCGAGGTGAGGAAGCTTACCAGGGAAAACTGCTAGAAGCGAGACAATCGGATTATAAGGACGAGGCGGTTCTTGTAATTCTCACGTTGCCCATATTGGTGCTTGCATATGGAGTCTTTTCAGATGACGCACAGGCGATGGACAAGATAAAAATATTCTTCGATCATTTCCAGTCGCTCCCGTCATGGTTCACTAATCTTTGGATCCTTGTCGTGGCGTCGATTTATGGTATAAAGGGAACACAGATTTTTAAAAACGGAGGAAAAAAATAATGAGAAGAAAATTTAAAGATGGAACTGGAAGTAAAAAAAGTTTTTTAAAAACGGTAATGCCAGTTGGAACAATTCTTGGTGCAGGAAAATTTGTTGGTAAAAAAATTAAAGAAAATAAAGAAGCTAAAAAATCTAGAAATCCAAATCCTAAAACACCTAAGATGATGGATGCAAAAAAAGAAAAGAAAATTTCTTTTTCCTCTTCTGGAAGAAGAGATCAAAAGAATAATAAAAACGGAGGGAAAAAACAATGAGAACTGATTATCAACCAAAACCTAGAGTAAAACCTAGACCGGATCACGAAAAAGCAAACGGTAAAGTTTATTCAGGAAAAGATAAAAGTATGATCGCATTAAATAAAAAAGGCGAGATCAAAAAAAATACTCAAAAGGGCTAGTCTAAATGTCAAAAGACAAAAAAAAGAAAAAGATACCTGAAGGTAAAAAGGGTAAAGGAATTAGAAAATTAAAAAAAGTAGCTCCACAAGTTGCTAAAAGAATGGGCTATAAAAAGGGGATGAGAGCCTGTGGCTAAGCTTTGTGCAAAAGGTAAGGCAGCGGCCAAGCGTAAATTTAAAGTTTACCCCTCGGCGTATGCAAACATGTACGGCTCAGCTGTATGTTCTGGTAAGGTAAAACCAGGTGGTAAAAAGAAAAAATCTAAAAAAAGAAAATAATGGCCGAAACCGGTTTAAGAAAATGGGTTAAAGAAAAATGGGTGGACATTGGAGCTCCGAAGAAAAACGGGAAGTATCAACCTTGCGGGAGAAGCAAAGGCTCAAAAAGGAAATATCCGAAATGCGTCCCACTTGCAAAAGCCACACGGATGTCAAGCTCGCAAAAGGTGAGTGCTGTCAAACGAAAACGAGCAGCTGGAAATCCGGGCGGTAAACCAACCAACGTTAAAACATTTGCAAAGAAAAAATAATGGCCATTAGAAAAACAACAAAAGGACCGGGAGCTAATTACAGACCGACCAAGTCTGGAGCTGGTATGACTACTAAAGGTGTAAAAGCTTATAGGGCAGCAAACCCTGGATCAAAATTAAAAACGGCAGTAACAGGGAAAGTTAAGAAAGGATCAAAGGCAGCTAAACGTAGAAAGTCATATTGTGCGAGATCACTCGGACAACTTAAACGATCTTCTGCTAAAACTAGAAACGATCCAAATTCTAGAATTAGACAAGCCAGAAGACGTTGGAAATGTTAGATAGATTTATATATAATTTTTTAGGAATAATTGATAATGTTGTTTCGTTTATCGAAACTTATTCTATAAAATTCACTGAATGGTGTTGGAGTTTTAGAGTAAAAATTTTAAGGAAAAGGAGAAAGAAATGAAAAGAGCAATACTAGAAGCACTAGAAGCAAGATATAATGCACAGATAGCTGAAGCTGATGCAACAATTAAAATATATTTAGAAAATTCTGTAGGTATTGGTGAGCATCCACAACACATAGATGAAGTGGATAAATTAATTACTAAAATTGCAGAAGCACAAGAAAAACTAAAAGAACTACAGGTATTTAAAATATGATTGATCCAATAACAATTGTTTACAAAATTCAACGAATGTTGAAAGAAGGAATCAACCAAATTCAAGAAACTTATACATCTGGATCGGTTGACAATATGGAAAAATACAAG